GCAGGCAGAGGTTGTTCAGGTAGTAGATCGTCGCGCCGGTGGAGGCGGCCGCGTTCCCCGCGCCGTGGAGTTCCAGTCGCGGCACGTTGCCCGAGATCCAGGGGCAGGTCACGAGCGCCGCGTACCACCCGCCCCCGAGCGCAGAACTGCCGACCACCGTCCCGCCGACGGTGCTGAACGTCGGCACCCCACCCGACCAGGTGGCGAAGACAATCAGCGGATAGATCAGCGTGGTGTTGTCTTTGACGGAGAAGCGCGACTGTGTCGCGGTATCCGCCTTCAGACAGACCACCCAATCCAGGCTCGTGGTCGCAAGCGCGGGGAGCACCTTGAACCGTGACGAGAATCCGGCGACGTCGTTATCGTCGATCTTGTAGGCGGCCGTTCCCCCGAATGGGTCGGTTTGGCCTGCCGTGACCGTCGGCGTCGAGAAGTCAGCCCATGTGCCGGCGTTGATCGCTTCGGCGGTCCCGTAGGCGATCAACGGCAATCCGGGGCTCGCCATCAGCGGGTCTCGAAGATGAGGTGACGGCCCTGCGCCTGCCGGGCCACATCGGCGAAGAACTCCTGAAAGCCCGGGTCACTCGCGCGCAGCATCGCGCCCGCCGGGAGGATGACCGTGAGCGTGCTCGCCGCCTTGGCCGCTTCCTGGCTCGCGGTGAAGCGATCCGGTGACAGCGAGCCACCACCGCCGCCGAGCGAGCCGCCACCCCCAGATCCGCCCCGCGCGCCACCGCCGCCGCCGCCGCCTAACGACCCGGCGAACGCCACCAGCGCACCGCCCGCCGCGATCTCCTTCAAGCCGCCCGCGATCATCGCCGGGTTGAAATGGCCGATCCCCTTCGCCACCTGCGCCACACCGGACAGGATGTGGTGCTTGCCTTCCGCCGCCGCCTGCTGCGCGATCGCGTGCTTGATCGCCCGGCTGAGCGCACCGAACACCGTCTGCCCCTGCCCAATCGCCTCGAACATGCGGATGAAGTTGTCCGTCAGCGCCGTCACGGTTTCGCCCGCGATACGGCCGAGCGTCTGGTCGGTGTTCTCTAGCAGGGCATTGAACTCCTGCAGGGGGCCGGTGGCCGCGAGGAACGCATTGGCGAAGTTAGGCGGGCGGTCCGGACCGCCCTGGCCGATCCCGACGCCAGACCCTTGGGTTTCCACCCCTTCGCCGTTACCGGTGAACCCGATCTGCGGCCCCTGCGTCGCTGCCACTTGCGCGGCGTCGCTCCCCGGCACTGGCGCCGCGAGGATCTGGTTGCCGCGCCCGGTGGTGAGCCCCTCGTTGCGGCCCGCCAGCGCCTTCTCGATCGCCGCATACTCCGCCAGCGCCTTGGCCCGGTCCGCCACTGAGCGCGTCCCGTCATTCATCACCAGCGTCAGCGCCCGTTCCAGCGTGCTCAGGCGCGACAGGTCCTCGGCCGTCGCCTGCCGCGCGGTCGCGAGCGTCACCAGCGCGGCGACCTCCTTGCTGACCGCATCATCCAGGACGTTAAACGCCTTGCCCGGGACGGGGGGCGCTGACTGCGGGGACCGCGTCGGTGTCGGTACCGACAGCTTCCGCCCATGGCTGCGGTTGTAAATGTTCTGCAGTTCCTGATCGAGTTGCGCCGCCAGCCGGATGTGCTCCGCTTTGGCCTGTTGCACCATCTGATCGCCGACCTGGCGGAGCGCGACCCCGACATCCCCCGCGCCGATCTGCTGAAGAAAGTCGCCGAACGTCTGCGCCAGCTGCCCGAGCCCGCCCCGCACCCGCTCGACCATCTGCAGCCAGCCGACCGCAATCTCGTCCGACAGTGCCTCCAGCCCCCCGCCCGCAGTGCGGATAACGTTGATCGTGGCCAGCACCGCGCTGCCGAGCACACTCGCCAGATTGCCAAGCCCGGTCACCAGCGCGCCGATACTGTCGGCGTTCCGGGTGATCCACTGTTCCAACTCAATCAACTTCGTGGTGAGGGCGCTCACGGTGCCGCCCGCGCTGTCCGCTCCCAGGATCGCCCGGCCCAGCGACTCTTTCACTTCGCCCCACTGGTTGCTTAATACGGTCAGCCGGCCGGACAGCGTCGCCGCCTCCCCGGCCGCGAACCCGCTGAACCGATCCCGCATGAGCTGGATCGCGTCCGCCCCGTCCCGGACAACAATTCCCATCCGCGCGAGGCTGCCGGTGTTCCCCGCCAGCACCTTGCCCACCGCGGTCGCCGCCGTGCCCAGGTCGATATGCTTGGCCGCCGCGAGGTCTGCCGCGAGCTGCAGCGCGTTCATGGACCCGCTGACGTTCCCGGAGATCGTTATGAGGGTCGTCAGCGCCGCGCTCAGGTCGTCATCGGTATAGGTCGAGAGCCGCCGCACGCCGGCAATCGTCGCGTCGAGCAGCGGCTTGAGCCCGGCGTAGGATCCGCCGAGGTTGCTGATGGATTGGGCCAGTTGCTGGTTGGCGACCTCGGCCTTGTTCGCTTCCTCAATGCTCGACTTGAAAAACGCGCCGAGCGCCACCGCGCCTAACGTGGCGCCGAGGCCGACAAAGGCCGACTTGACCCGATCGCCAAACGAGACCACGCTCTCCCGCATCGTCCGCAGGCGGGAGCTGAAATCGTCTTTCGCGGTCAGTATAACTTCGAGCTTCTTGCTGGCCATCTCTTACCCCGGATAGGCTTCGCGCAGCGCCTCGCTCCGCATCGTGCTCGCCACCTGCTCCTGCGCCCAGACCATCGCGATCGCCGCCGCCATGTTCAGCCGGTCCATCGCCCGCAGCGCGGTCAGTGTCGCCGCGTAGCAGGCGAATACCCGCACCGGGATGAATCCGTCACCCGTCTCCCAGCGCGCCGGGCAGTGGTAGAGCCCCGGAAATGCGTGCTCCACCATGGCCCGCATCAGCCAGGGGGTGAGCTGACCGCCTCCGACGTGCTGTCCGGCGCGGGCGTCGATGCGCTCGCGTCCGCCGAGGAATCGCTCGCGGGCCTCGTCGGCGATGGTCCGGGCGACCGGGGCGCGCGGCCGGTCGCCTGGCAGACGAAAAAATCCGACAGCACCCGCTCCCGCACCGGCGGTGGCAACTGGTGGATCAGGCGGACGGGGTCGCCCTGCCAGCGGAACGGCAGGCGGTAGGGGAACGCGGCCCGCAGCACGGTGATCAGCGCCGCCTCCTGCGCCGCCTCCGGCAGCGTGCCCGCCGTGGCCGCCTCGACCGCGAGCTGGAACGTCCGCCACGCGGGGTGGCTGATGGGCCGGGCGACATACGCCCGGCCGCTCAGCGTGACCGTGAACGGTTCGAGCGCCGCCCGTTCCGCGTCGGCGTCGATATGCATCAGTCGTTCGCGATGCTGATGTCGTCGTTGGAACCGGGCGTGCTGTTGTGGATCGAGCAGGTCACGTCCCAGAGCGGGACCGGACCATCCGCGCTTTTCTTGGCCTCGATCACCTGGCACTGCGGGAGCGTCCACTTCGTTCGATTGTACTGTGTGCCCCCCACCTGGAACGACACCGCGAACGCGGTGCCCGCCGTCCGGAGCGTGCGAGGATTGAACGTCGCGAATAGGCTCGCCTCCATCGTGAAGATGAGGACGGGTTTCCGCTCGCCCGGCTGAAAGCCCGCATGCGCCCCCGCCGCGTTCTGGTCAGGGTAGCGCTCCTGGATCATGCGGTTTCCCTTGACGTTGACCTTCCGGATCACCAGCGAGGACACCCCATTGACCACCATCACGAGCGGCGACGCGACCGGGGGGACGGGCGTCGCGGCATAGGTGATGCCGCTCCCGTAGGCGACCTCGGTCGGTTCGGCGTTGACGCGCCCACTGATCTGAAACGTCCAGATCGCCGGCTTGCCATCCGACGCCTCGTACTCCCAGTCCGCATAGATCATGTTCAGCGGGTACTTCACCCAGGTCGCCGCGGTCGTGACCTCGTCGTAGAGGTCCATCGACAGTGTCGTGGGAGCGGCGGTGAAGGGCGTAGGCGTATAGGTGATTTTCTCCGCGCCGCCACCGCCGCTGAACACCGCATCAAAACCCGCCGCCCGGCGGAGGAAGTGCGAATCTTTCGGGAACGCGGCGGCCGAATACGCCACGCCAAGTCCGCGATCCTCGATCTTGATCGGCAATCCCTTGACGGTCCGCCCCTGCGGCGCCACGCGGATCTGTTGGCCGGCGCTACCGGGCATAACGGGGCGCTCGCCATCGAATCCGTAGCTCTCATCGAAGACCGGCAGCTCGGCGACCTGCACGCCATCGGTCGCGATCGCCGGGGCGGTATAGGTGCCGGCTGTCGTCTCCACTTTGTTGGTCGCACCGTAGAGGACGAGACTTTTCGGGCTAGACATGCGTTACTCCTTGGCCGGCGCGGCCGGCGGGACAGGATGTCGGCGCGGCGGCGCGGCGTGGGCGGTGACGAATGCATCGACCGCCTCCGGGCCATCCGCTTCCACGGTCACGGGAATTTCCACGCGCCGGCCATCGGGGTAATCGACGAACTGGCCCATCATCCACCTCGGAGTTAGGGGGCGAGATCCCGCACGCGAAACGCGAGCAGCATCCCCCCGGTCATCACATTGTCGCCGATCGGATCCCACAGCGGCGCGATGTCGGCTGCCTCACCAAACCACACGACCACGCTGTTCATCGTCCGGGCGGTGTCGACCCCGTTCAGCCACGCGGTGATGCACCGTTCGACCGCGCGAAACGTGTAGTAGGCGTCGCGCGCGCCCGCCTTACTGTCTTTCTGTCGCGCCGCGTAGCGGATCAGCAGATGCACCGTGCCGTCCCGAACGCCCTGATGCTGATGCGCGTCGAGCCGGTTGCCGGCGTCATGCAGACCGACCAGCAGGCAGGGGAACTGCGCGTCCAATTCCGGCAACTGCCCCCGCGCCGCGCTACTGTTCCGCGTCTCGTCGGTAATGAGTCCCAGCGTTGGCGGGATGGGGTCACCGGCGTCGAGCGGCACCGCCGCGAGCCGGGCATTCACGCCCGTCGTGCCATCCGTCAGAGCGTTAGTCAGGACCCGGATCGCCTCCAGCCTCACGCGGCCACCAGCGCCACGCGCAGCATGCCCGGATTGCCCGGATCGGCCAACACCTCGCGCACCAGGTAGCTGGTATCGGCCTGTCCTTTCGCCGCCTGCCAGCGCAGGATGACGGGCGCATCGCGGGCGGGCTGCGTGATCGCCCCGGCCCGATACCGCACCGCCGTGTCGAGCATCTGCGCGCTCTCGCGCAGGTAGTCCAGCGCCACCGTTTCCGCGTCATCGAAAAACGCCTGACATGATTCCGTCCCCGACACCAGTGTGACGACATCACCCTCGCAGGTCATGCCCTTGGCTATGTCGGCCATCATGGCGTCGAGCACCGGATCGTTCATCCGCCATGCACCATCGCCAGCAGCGGCGTCACGTCCGTCATCACATCAACGTTAGCCATAGTCCCCCCGTTATCGTGTTACCGTGACCGCCTGACCAGCGGGTCCCGCGTCTCCACCACGTCCGGTGGGGTCGGCAGCGGGGCCTCCCGCTCCTCCCCGGCACGCCGGGCACGCCCATCGAACAGCAGGGCGTACCCGAACGCATCGGGCACCTCGTGTGTCTCGCCAGGCTGGGCCACTGCGTCGCCGCCGAGCCCAACCCCGCGCAGGAACGTGAGGCGCATCAGACCGGCCGCGCGTCCTTCATGATGCTAAACGCGGTCGGATAGAGCAGGGCAACATCCACCATCTGAATCGAGCTGAGCTTCACCTGTGACGGCCCGAGGCTGTACGGGTCCACCACCAACTGCATACTCGCCCACTCCCCGAGCACGGACTGGCTGAAATCGCCGCCGTAGATGTAGGACACGTCGGTCGACGAGCCCTTGGTGAGCGCGCTCGGCACGGCGCCCGACATGTAGCTCGGCATCCCGAGGATGCCGTTATCGCCTCGCCGGGTATCCCACAGCGGGGTATCCGTCGAGGTGAATCGCTGCGTCTGGACCAGCTTCGCCATGATGAGCGGATGCGTGATGTAGGAGAAATTGTCGGCCGGCACGTTAGCCGACGTCACATCCGAGAAGATCGCCATCAGATGCGCCAGCGTGGCCGCGAGTCCGTTGGTCCCGCCGACGGCGGACGCGCCGGTCCCGGCCGCGACCGAGATGCCGGTCGGCTGACCGGACGCGCCGGTGCCGGCGAGGACCGCCTTTTCCACCGCGACCGCGTGATTCTGCGCGATCTCGTTGCGGATCAGCGGTTCGAACGCCTCCTCGGACTGCTCGATCATTTTCCGGGACGCGATCAGCGAGTCCTGGTAGATTTTCGGCTGCAGTGTGATCGTGGTCAGCGCCCACGCCGAGTTGGCCTGGTTGGTTATTTCCGTCGCCTGCCAGCTGCCGGTGGACCCCGAGGTCTTGCGGACCCACTGGAAATCGCTGCGGAGGCCGGGCAGGTACTGCGTGCCCGCCTTGAGCGTGACCAGCCGCTCGCGGAACAGGTCGATGAACCCGGCGTAGTCCGTGAATTTCAGGAACCCGCCAGCCGAGTTCGTCGCTACCGTGAGCTCGTTCGCGCGCTTGGCATGCGCCGCGCCGGCGAACGCCGAGGCCTGCACCTGCCACGGCAGGAACACGCCGGCCGTCTCGCGGCCGTATGCCTTGGACAGATCGCGCGACACCTCCGACTCGAAGCCCGCGCTCTTGGGATCCAGCAGCCCCTTCAGCGCGCGGGTGATCGAGTACCGCTGGAACTCCTTGGCCGACAGCTCCGGCCCCTTGGGGCCGACGGGGGACGCCCCATTGTGGCGCTTGGCCACTTCGTCGTACAGCTCGATCCGCGCCTCGGAGACGCTGGTGCCCTTGCGGAGCCAGTCGCTCATGCGGCTCTGCGCGAACGGGCGCAGGGTGGGATCGGGCAGACCCGTGCCCGCCAGGGCCTCGAGGTCTGCGACGCGGGTGTCGGCGGCGGGCGGAGCGCCCGCAGCCGGGATAGTCACTTCACTCATACGAACCTCCGGTTTGACGCGCTCGATGATCCCGCTCGGAGTCGCCGCGTCGTCCGCGCTCCGCCCTACGCCGACCGTCACATCCGCCGGGATCGCGACTAACGACCCCTCCAGCGGCATCCAGCGCGTCGCCCGATAGATCGGGTTGGCCTGGTTTGTTTCGTCTACCGTCCACTCCGTGATCTGATACCCGATGCTGACGCCGGTGCGGATGCCGTCCTCGACGTCCGCTTTCACCGTCTGCGCCTCAGCGCTCCGGCTCCACCGCACCGTGCCGCGCAGCTTCCGGTCACCGCCGATCACGAGATCCTCGATGATGCCGACCTGCGCGCACGGGTCGTGATCCATCAGCAGCGCCAGTCCGGGCGTCGCGCGGGTCAGGTCCACCGCGCCCGCGTCGTGACTCAGAATCTCCGTGCCGAAATACCGCGCGATCGGCTCCTCACTGGAGAGCGCGAGGACGATCGCGCCCGCCGTGCCGTCAGGCGGCGATGCGCGCTCGAGCTGCGCCGTTCGCCGCTGCGGCGTCAACGGCGGCGCTGACGGCTTCACTAACCTGGGTGTTAACTCCGACATTTGTCTTCACCTCACGAACGAGAGTAAAGCCGTACACGGCCGCGAGCTGCTCGTCGCGGCGGTTCGCGATCAGCAGATCCTCGAAGTCGAGGCCCTGCTCGGCGGCCAGCTGCGAGTAGCTGGTCTGGAACGTCGCCAGCGCCTCGCGGTTCGCCTCCATATCCTTGAGCGGGTCCACATACGGGAACCCGCGCGGCATCCACAGCGCGTCTAACGTGGCGCCGGGCGGCAGCGTGATCGTGCCGCGCAGCAGCGCGAGTTGGCTCCAGCGCGCGAACACCGGCCGACAGATCGATTCGATCACCAGCCCCTGCTCGGCGCGGTAATGGTCCCGCTCGCCGGTCACGCCCAGCCGACCCGAGGACCAGCTGGTCCCCTTCATGTCGCCGGTCAGGGTCGGATAGGAGTGGTTGAGGCCGGTGGCGATGCTGGTCGCGATGCTGGCGCAGAAATCGCCGAAGGCCTGCGTCGGGTGCTGCGGATCCCACTGCTGGAACTCGGTGTTGTGGGGCAGCTGGCTAATGACCCCCGCCTCCGCTTCCAGCGGCACGGCCACACGGGGATCCTCCCCACCGATCCCGAGTCCGTCGTCTTTGGTGACGAGGAATCCCATTTTGGCGGCGGCGGTGCGGGCGGCCACTAGCTCCGCCTCACGGTAACCGTTCAACATCCTCATCGAAAACATCACCGGCGCGAAATCGGGGTAGCCGCGGACCTGGTGCGGACGCAGGAGGCGGTAGTAATGCAGCATCCAGCCCGCGTCGATCGTCAGCGGTTCGCGGCGGTCGTAGTCGCTCACGACGTGATAGCTCACCGGCCGCCCGGCCGCGTCCTGCTCCACGCCGAGGATGATCGCGTTAGCCTCCCGCGACGACTGCCGGTCCTGTATCTGATTCATCAGGTCCGCATCCCAGAACTCCAGCGCGAGGCCGTCGGGATTGTCTTTGGTCGGGACCATGCGTATGAAGCACTCGCCGTCCCGCGCTCGCGTCCGCACGGCCAGGCGCAGCGCGTCCGTGAAGGACAGCCGCCCGTCGCGCATGCAGGACCCGCGCGCGGTCCACGCCAGCCACTGCGCCGCCACCTGTGCCGTGCGGACCTTATCGAGATTCCCCTGTCGGTCCCAGACGCGCGGCTCGCAGCGGATACCCTGCGACCCGATCACGTTGTCTGCCATCAGCGCGAGGTAGCGGGCCGCGAGCGGCTCGTTGCGCTCCAGCTCACGGCACCGCGCCCGGAGCCGCGTGAGGTCAACTTTCAGTTCGTTGTTCGCCGACACCATCGGCGCGAAGATCCAGTCCGCCACCAGCCGGCCACCCGTCGCGCCGGCGAAGTAGGTCCGCTGGGCGGGCGCGACCGCGCCCCGCACCCGCGCGAGGAGACGCTGGGCCCAGTTCACTGGTACGTGCCGAGGGCGGAGGTGGGGTCCGTGGGGCGGAACGTCACGGCCATGTGCCGCAAGCCGCCGCCGCTGATCTCGGCGCGGTACTGGTCGGCGTAGTACGCCAGCAGGAGCCGCAGTTCTCCGAGGTCGTTCTTGGTGTAGGCGCGGCCCTGCACCTGCGCGCTTTTCAGCCCACCCACCACCAGATCTTTGATCGCGGTGCGGATTAGAGCTACCATCGTCTGCGCGTGACTCTGGTAGCCGGTGGCGAGTTGGGCGGGGTCGGGCTGGACCAGCACGATGCCGGACAGGGCGGTGATGAAATCCGACGCCTTCGACACCTGCGCGTACCACCGCACCGGCTCCGGCTCTGGGCCATCCGCCGTGTCCTTCAGTTTCCGTGTATCGGCTGCGACCAGTGTGGTCCGCCACCCGCCGCCCTCCGTCGCCGCGACCACCTCGAATTGCGCCGTCCGCCCGACAAACCGATAGGTCAGCGCCCAACCGTCCGTCGAGCTGAAACTCCCGTATTGGGCATGCGAAAGCGCGGGATCATCCCAGGTAGCGGAGTCCCCAGCGACCAACGCGACGGGCGCGTACAGCGGGATTGTAGGCGGTGCCATGTGCTGGCACGATAGGACCGCCCCGGGCCGTACGCAAGGCACCAGTGGCGGGAAGTGTATGGGGGAGCGTTACGGGGTCGGGACGGTGAGTCGGAACGTGGAGAAACACCGACCGCCTGGCTCGCAGTGTTTCGGACCGCGCGCGAGGTAGCCGGCCGTGACCAGCGCCCGCAGCACGCTGCTCGCGGTGCATCGGCTTTTCATGCGGCCCCGCAGCGTTAGCCACAGCAGTTTGACCGGTCGGTCGTCATCCCAGGTCAGGGCCGGGTAGAGGACCATCAGCGCCCTCGCCTGGAGCGGGCTGATCCGGGAATCGGCGGCGGCCCGGTCCAGGTAGGCGCCGCGGCGGCGGAGCGCGCCTAACTCGGCCAGCACTGCGCCGAGCGTGGCGGTCGCCGCCGCCACCCGGTCAGATAGCGCGTCCTCGTTCACCAGTCCTTCACCCGGTAGCTGTCGCGTCGGGCCGGCGCCGCCCGCGGGGGGGCGGTGGGCTTCGCCTCTGCCGTCAGCGCAGCGACCAGCTCCGCCAGTTGCCCCCGGACGGGTCCGAGCAACAGCAGCGCCGCCCGCGCCATACACGCGCAGTCCAGCGCCTCGACGCGGTCGTAGCGCCGCTGATAGACCCGCACCGCGCGTCGGTTGACGTACTTCGTTCGGGCGCTTTCGCCGGTGAGTTGGCGGACATACTCCTCATCCACGAACGGCAGGTGACAGTAGCCGGGGCCTAACGTCGGCACGTTGAGCCCGGAATAGACCGCGTCTTTCAGCGCCTCGGTGCCGAGCAGGAACAGGCGTACTTTCAGCCGCTTATTCTTGGACGGCGGGCTGATCGGCGCTTTGCCAGGCGTGCTCTCCCCTTTCGTCGCGAACACGTTCAGCCCCGGCCGCGCGCCGACGTAGCGGTACACCTCCTCGGTATGATGGCCGCCCGAGTCGATACAGGTCCCACGGATCTTCACCAGCGCCCCGCCGGCGTGCTGCCACGGCCGAGTGAGGATCGCATCGTGCTGCCTCCACACCTCCGGCTGTCCCGGATCGCCCCACAGCACCTCGTGCCGGATCAGGCCGTGCTCGCCGTCGGCGCCCCAGCCCCAGACCGAACATTCGAGCCGGTCGCCCTGCACGTCGGACCCCATCGTCAGCGCCCCGCACCACGCCGGCACCTCCGCCGCGTAGGTCTCGCGCCGCGCCAGCAGCGAGCCGTGCTCGACCGTCTCGCCCGCGTCCTCCCAGGTTTCCGCAAGCACGGTGTTGACAAAAACCTTGAGCAGTTCCGGCTTGCCTTGCGCCGAGATGAACTCCTCCGCCATCCGCGCCCAGGAGCTGAGCAGCGAGTACGCGGCCCAGATGTGGTAGCCGCGAAGCGCGCGGCCCGGCCGATCGGCGCGCCACTCCCCCCGCGCCACCATCCACGGTTTGTGGTCCTCACCGATCGCCTGCCCGCAGCCGGTTATCAGCTCGCCGTCGGCGCTGATGTCACCACAGAGGTAATGCGCCGTGCTCGCGTCGGCGTTGTCCCATCGGACGTTGCGCCAGACCAGTCGCTGGAAATGCCCGCAATGCGGGCAGGGGACGTAGTAGTGCCGCTGATCCGAGAATAGGAACAGCGCCTCGATTTTCGAGCTGCCCTTGTCCGTCGGCGTGCTCCCCGCGATAAGTTTGCGATCCCAGTAGTTCTGCGTGCGCTTTACGGCTAACGTCCATGGGTCGCCCTCATGCGCCCGGCCGCCCTTCGCGCTCATCGCGAACCCGTCAACCTCATCCCCGACCAGCACGCGGATCGATCGCCGCCGGAGACCAGCCGCCGCGTTGCTGCCCACCACCACGAGAAACCCGCCGCTGAACCGCTTGAACTGCATCGTATTCGAGGCATCGCGCCGCCCCGACTGGCGGACCTTGCCCCGCAACACCGGCGAGGCCCGCAGCATCGGGTCGAGGTTTTCCTTGCTCCACCCCTTCGCGTCCTCCACGGTCGGCTGCATAACCATCATTGCCGACGGCGCCTGGTGCATGTGAAACCCCACGATGTTACCCACCACGCCCTCGGTGTAGCCGACGCGCGCCGACTTCATCACCACCACCTGCTCGATCGCCGGATCGGTGCACGCGTCCAGCACCTCACGGAAGTACGGCGTACGCGCCATGCGGAACCGCCCCGCCTCCGGTGACCCCTCCGCCAGGTAGCGGTAGGTGTCGGCCCACTGACTGCCCGTCAGCTTCGGCGGCGGCGCGAAGATCGTCCGGCGCAACGTGCGTTCCCGGTCGCGGGCGGCGAGGTGTCCGGTCAGGGAGTCGAGGGCGGAGGTCATCGGGTGCCAGTGTTGCCGTTAGGCCAGACACCCCATCGGCCGGTGGTCATACCGCCTCCTCCGATTCAGGAATGTCCGCCCCCTCGCACAACTCCGCCAACATCGCCCGCACGTGATCGTCGATGATCGACTCCGCTTCGGTCGCGGTTTTCGCTGACAGCACCTCCGGCGCCAACTTTTTCTTCATCGCCTTCGCCTGTGCCGCCACCCGCTCAAACGCGGCGGCGATCTCCCGGGCGTACCGCTCGGTCGTCATCAAACGCCCTTGCTGCTCCGCCAGTTTCAGCTCGAGCAGCTCCGCTTTCGCGGCCTCCTGGCGTGCCTCCGAATCGGCGATCGGCGTCTTGTCCGGCTTCGCCGCGTCCCGCACCTTCCGCCGCTCGCGCTCCATCACCCAGACGTAAATCTCCGGCCAGAGGAATTTGTCACCCCGCCGGGGCAGCCCCTCGGTGACTAGCCGCGCGAGCGTCCGCTCGGGCATATCGCCCAGCTTCTCCCGCGCTTGCGCCCGGGTGAGGTGTTTCGAGGCCATCAGGCTAACCGCGCCAATGCCATAACGTTATGCGCTCCGGTTGTATAGCGATTGATCGATCTCTGCGCGGACCCGCATTCCAAAGCGCTGGGAGGACCCAAAAAAAAACCGAAGGGACCGTTAGACGTATAACGCACTGTGCGTCACCGCGCCGTGGCCGTCGCCCTGTCCCAGGCGGCGAGGATGAGCCGGTCCCAGTCGTTCGCGACCGCGCGCTCAACGGTCGAGGTGAATGCGAGGTTGGCGGGGATGGGCACAGACTTCTTGAATGCGTAGAGGACGCGGATCGAGCCGCCCGCGATCTCAACGTCTAACGTTCCGCCTTGGGCGCGTCGCCCGACGCGCTGGAGAATCAGGCCACCGCCGGCGCGCTTCACGGTGAAGGTGCGCTTGAGCCCCCGCAGACGCACCACGCCCGCGTTCGTGCGATAGGGACGGAGCTGCAGGGCACGGACGCGCATGCTGGCGATGATGACGTCGCTCTTGTTGCGCTTCACCGCGACCGGCACTGCGAGACTCGCGCCTCGCAGTGGCCGCTTCTCGCCCCCGCCCTCGAACTTCGAGAGCACGTCGCGCGCGGGATCGATTTGGATCACGCCCGTGAGCGTAGCCTTCGTCGCGAACGGGCTGATCTTAATCGAGCGGTCGATAAACACCGGCCGCCTGATCGTCATGGACTCGCGCAGGTGCGCCCGCTCGCGCTGTTGGGCCAGCTTGAGGGTGTCGTTGATGCCGGTCGCCAGTGCGAAGGGCGCCTGCCTGCTGAGGCTGGCGAACCACCCGAGCACCTCGGCGGCATCGACGTGGATCACGACGGGGCCGGTCACGATACCACCTGCAGCCGAGGCGGGCCGAGCAGTTGGGCCAGTGCCTGCACTTGCGGTGGAAGGGTCGGTGCCATCGTCGTTAGTCCTTTCCAGTGTTTGCGGTTGTGGGGTGTCACGCCGTGCCTCGTGGCCCGTCGCCGATGCCGGCGGTGAGCCGCTTGAGGCGTGCGTCATCGCTCGGCAATAGGGGCGGTTCCCGAACGGGCGGGGCGAGCCCCTTCGCGGCGGCCTGGTGCGCCCGCTGGTAGGCGTCGGCGAACGCGCGGCGGGTGAACGGCCGGTCCCGATCGGTGAGGGTGCCGAAGGCGGAGCTCCCGCCACAGGCGGCGAACGCTTCGGCTGCCGCCCAGCCCAGCTCACTACCGATGCGGACAATACCCCAGGCGGTGGCGCTGGTGCGGCGGTCAGTCTCCGCCTCGATGCGGTCGAAGAGTCGGCCCGCCTCGGCGGCGGCGTCCACGTAGGGCTGCGCGTGCCGGCGGATCGTGCTAGGAACCGGGAACATCTCGTTAGGCTGCGGCGTCCACCCGTCGCGGATGCGGATGATCGCGGACTGCACATCGGCGAGCGGCAGGTCGCGCAGGGCGTCGAAGTACACCGACAACATCGGCCGGGACACCTCGCGGTTGAACGTGACGCCGAGGGCGGTGAGACCTGCGGCGAACAGCCTCCGGTGATCCAGGTTGTGGTAGTCCATCAGCCCCCCTCAGCGAAGGCGCGGGCGGCGTCCAGCGTGGCCGCCTCACGCTGGGTGACGCCACGCCCGGGGCGGGAGGGGCGGGGCGCTTCGGGCGCGAGACAGGCGCGGAAATACCTGGCGTTCCAGTCGGCGCCGGGCTTGGTCAGGAAATCCCGACAGACGGTCGCCAATCGCTCCGGGTCGACTGGCTGCCCAGCCGGCGTATCGAGCCCGTCGAGACAGGCGCTGAGCACGGCCACCCAACCGCGGACGCTGGTGCCCGGGGAGGCTTCGCAGAACTCGGTGACGGCGACCCGGGCCCCGCCGGTGTCGGGGAGACGGGTGAGCAGCGCCGCGAACCCCGGAACAGCCTCGCGCGGTGAGGGGTGTTGTAGTTCCGTATCGTCTACGTACCGTATACGCGGAGAATCCCCGCGGGGATTTGTCGGGGTTCCCCGGAGAATCCCCGCGGGGATTTGTCGGGATTCCCCGGAGAATCCCCGCGGGGATTTGTCGGGGTTCCCCGGAGAATCCCCGCGGGGATTTGTCGGGGTTCCCCGGAGAATCCCCGCGGGGATTTGTCGGGATTCCCCGCGGGGATTCTCCGGTAAGCCGTTCGGCCTGACCGGCTTACGGCGGCTGCGCTCCTGCTCACGGAGCACCCCTTCGTTGCGCCACCAGCCGCGGAGATTGCCGGACTCGTCCACGCACCGTTCCCGGAAGGCGGCGGCAAACCGCCCCGGCTTCCCCCGCCACATTGCCCACTGCTCGAGCAGCTCGTCGGAGACCTCTCCGACCCGCCCATCGGCCCTGTGCATGCCGAATCCACAGCAGGCTGCGGCGTAGTGTCCTAGGGCATGTGCCAGCGGAAGTTTGAGTCGGTCGGCGAGCCAGCCGACCACGTCCGACTGTGGCGTGGAGGTATCCCACCGAATCCAGGTCACTCATTCACCTCATACGTGGCGGCGGGGTTGCCGAGGGCGGAGCGGCCGACGCCGACGGGGCGGATCTGGCGGCCGTAGTCGAGGGAGGCGAGCTGGCACACGCGCGGCCGACACTGCAGCGGTTGCAGCCCACAGAGGGCGCCCGCCGCATCGGCGGTCAGCGTGCCGTGCGTGCGGAACACGGCGAGGATGCGAGCGCGGTGCTCCTCGTGCTCGCCGTCACGGGTGCCGAGGGCCTCGGCGCGGGCATCCTGCGGCGCGAGCAGCGGAGAGCGGAGCGAGTCAAAGAGCGCGAGCCCCCTCACCTGCTCAGACGGGAGAGGGTTGCCAGATCCGCGCTTCACGCCGTCACCACGAAGTCGAGCGCGCCTTGCGCAAGCCGCTTGGCTGCGATCTCGCAGTAGCGCTCTTCGATCTCGATCCCAATGGCGCGACGGCCTAGGCTTTTCGCGGCGACTAGGGTTGTGCCGGAGCCCATGAAGGGGTCGAGGACAAGGCCGTCGAGCGGAGTCAGGCAGCGGATTAGCGTCTGGATCGGCGCAAGCGGCTTCTCGCACGGGTGCCCCCAGCCCTCACCTCTGCGGTTTGGCGTCATGCCGATCCATCGGTTCGGCTCATAGCCCGTGCCGTACCATGCGCGCTTAACGCTGCGACGTTTCGCGATCACGCATTCTTCAACAGCAGAAACAAACGAGGGGCGAGGCGTGGGCGGTGGCGCTTGCTTCACGAGATAGAACTTCGCCCACGGCTCGAACCCGGCGGCCCGCATGGCGATCTCCGCATCCGAGACTGTGGCGCTATCGACGAACGAAGCGACGTGAGCCGCGGTCTGCGGAGCGAAAGCTAGCCACCAATACGGCGACGCGGTCGCATTCCAGCCGCCCCGGAAATAGAGTTCCGCGCCCCCGCGCCGCACAAACGCGGCGCCGCTAGGGATTCCATACGGCGGGTCCGTAACGACGGCGTCAGCCTCAAGCGTCGGCATGATCTCCCGACAATCCCCGTGGTAGATCGTGATGCCGTCGCGCTCGTAGTAGGGGGTCACGGCTGCCGCCGATAGGACTGGAGCAGGGCGTCAGCCACGCCCCCGAGGTCGAGCACTCCCTGACCGCCAAGGCAAGCGGGCGACAGCCAGAGCCGCTCACGCTGTCCGGCCCCGGCGTCGGCGTTGTATCCAGGTCCACCGCCTGCCCGTCCTCTCACCTTGCGCCAGCCGAGCGCCAGCAGATCATCGTGATCGTCGAGATACCCCGCGAGAACGATACGGAGCGCGGGGTCGGCTGTCCGGCACCACTCGCGGACCGCCGACGTGATGTCGGCGCCCCGGTGCCCGTAGATGTCGGGCGAAGTGGAATACGGTGGGTCGAGAAAAACGGCCCGCTTACCGTCGCCGCCGCTCCCGGAGTCAAAGGCGCTCGGCTGCACGACGCGCGCCCAATCCCCGCAGGTGATCCGCACGTGCGCAAGTCGCGATTGCAGCCGTGAGAAATAGGCAAGGAGCGCCCCTTGGCCCGCGTCGCCGAGGTGCGGCAGCTCGCGGGTCACCCCTTGGCCCGCGTCGCCCTTGACGAGGTGCCCGTCTACGACCCGCCACGGCCCCGCTTCCCACGGGTCGCCGATCCCGCACGCGCAGACGTACAGCCACCAGCCCGCAGCCTTGGCGTCGTGCGCCTCGGGGTCGCCTTCGAGCCACGCGACAAACGAAGTGCTACGCCGCTCCTGCAGCCACGCGCTGCGCGCGTGATAGTCGATCTCCGTGACGGGTCCGTATGCTGCATCCGCGACCCCGGCCGGGTCATGCTGGAGCGCTCTCCACATATTCACCAGCCAGCCGTCGGCGTCGTTGAGTGTCTCGACTCGTCGCGAGGCGACGCGCGGGCGCGCCAGCAGCACCGCTGCCGACCCCGCGAACGGCTCGACATATCCGGCCGGGTCGCCGAGCGCGGCCCATACAATCGGCGCGGCGCGACGTTTGCCGCCGAAGTACGGCATCGGGGCGGCGATGGCGGGCATGGTCACGCTCCTGCAGGACGTGATGCCCGACCGACCGCGCACATAGCCGTCAGCAGATCACAGGCGGCGGCCTGCAAGGCTTCAACCGTCGGGGGGAGGGCGTCCCACGCGGCGGTGAGGCTGGCCACCGCGGCGCGGAGTTTGTCAGACTCGGCGCGGGCCTGCAGCGTGAGCTGCTCCTCTCGTTGGCCGTAGGCGTAGAGCCGCTGCGCCCGATCCCGCTCCGCCACCAACTCTACACGGAGGGCGTCACCCTGCGCCTCCGCGTCAGCGCACTGGCGCCGTACGCTGTCGTGACGCCCCATCCACTCGTCGCGGCTCCGCCTCATCCACTCCACCTCGGCCAGCGCCCGACCGAGGTCGCCTGAGCCAAAACTGTCGTTGCCACCCGACGTGGGGCCGTCCTGGCGTGCTGGACCAATCGTCACAGGACCACGACCCGGCGGGCGCCGCAGTCTAACGCATGTCGGGCGAAGGCGAGACCAAAGGCGCCGGCCCCGCCGGCGAGAATGCGCGAGGCACTTGGGAGCGTCTTCACGGCATCACCCCGCATTTTTCCGGGAAATCGGGCGGATTCTTAGTGACAAGAAGTCACGGTCCGCGATCAATCGTCTCGGAGCAGCGTTGGACGCCACCCTGGCGATTGCCTTTGCGGGCGCGAGCCAGGCGGCGAGCGTCTCGTCCCGGAGGATGGCGCGGCACAGTTGCGCGACGGGACCGGGGACGGGCCAGTCCCCCCGGAGGTAGCGTCGGACCGTGCGTTCATCGACTCGCAGCATGTGCTCGGCGAAGCCCCGGGACGAGTGTCCCGAGGCGGTGATCGCGGCGCGGAGGATCGGGTTAGGTGTCAGGCGTTCGGTGGGTGTCGGGGCGGTCATTTGGGGCTCCTGGAGTGGGTCGGGCTGGATTGCCCTGACCCAACTAATATAGGCAGACTGTCCGGGGAGCGCAAGGGGCGGGTTTCCCCTTGGTTCAGCCCTCCTGGGTGGCAGTGTACTCAGACAGGGGGTAGGTCCAGCCGTCGCGGATATCCACCGTCCGTGTGTCTCCGGCGTCCCAGCCTGTCGGCAGTCCGATCCGGACCAACTCATCCGAGCGGAACGACAACGCCTTACGGCCGCCGCGTTCGATCGAGGCCCGGCAAGCGAACGCCTCCTTCGAATCGTAGAAATTGGTGCTCGTGGTCCAGCGGTAGCGCTGGGTGCCGCCGTTGCGCCAGACGACGACGTAGGCGAGGCGTTCGGTGGGTGTCGGGGCGGTCATTTGGGGCTCCTGGAGTGGGTCGGGCTGGATTGCCCTGACCCAACTAATATAGGCAGACTGTCCGGGGAGCGCAAGGGGCGGGTTTCCCCTTGCGGCGGGAGCTAGGCGTAGAACCGCTACTCGTCGCGGCTCCGCCTCATCCACGCCACCTCGGCCAGCGCCCGACAGAGGGGGTCCGTGCGCAGGTGGTTGACCCAGTCCGGGTGTTCCGGTTTCGGCGCGTACGGCGGCCGACCGCGATCGCAGCGCGCGCAGACTTCCACTGTATCGGCGTACGGGCCGTGTCCGAAGGCGTGCCACGTCCGGTGTTCCCCGCAGAAGTGGAGGCCACACCCATGCGCGCCGCCGTTAGGCTCCCCGCCGCAGACAAAGGACGGTCCGCGATCAATCGTCTCGGAGCAGCCCGGATCGTCGCAGTGCGCAGGGACGCCGTAGCCGATCCACCGGGCCCATCGATCGTCGTAGCCGATCGCCCAACTCATATCCCGACACCGCCCGGCCGCGGGGGCGTCACGCGGCACCCCAGAGCGAGCGCCGCGCCGATCATGCGCGCGGTGTCGAACGTGGCTAACTGTTTCGGTGTCACCAGCAGGAGCCGCCAGCCCAGCAGGGCGCCGGCGTTGCGCTTCTCGTGATCCTTGACGATGCCACTGCCCCGCCCATGCCTCCCCCGCGTCCAGACACCGCCATCCTGTTCGAGCGCCAGCCTGTGGTCGGGCCACGCATAGTCCCAGCGCCACATCCTGACGGGGTGAAAGCGGTACTCGGCGACCGGCAGCGGCACCCCAACACTGTGCAGCAGTGCGAGGAAGCATGCACTGACGCTCACGCCCGCCCCCTCCCGCACGCCTGACAGGTGATACCGACGGTCGCGGCTTGGCAGTGCGAGCAGCGGACCCGGTGCGTCGCCAGCACCTCCGCCAACTCCGTGGCCATCTTCGATTCGAGCTTGGCGAGGTCCATGCACGGTGTGGTCGGTGGGCGCCCAACGATGATGCCGGCCAGGCGGTTCGCCGCCTTCTTGTCGCGCGCTTTGCCCCAGAGGTCACGCCGTTCCTCGACTGTCATCGTCGCCCAGCGCGCTTTGTTATCCCGGGTGCGGGACAGGTCACGGCAGGCCGGGCATCGGCGCGCCAGTGGGCCGTGCCGGCCCATGATGACGAGACCGCCGCACCCATCCATGCAGAGGACAAAGGCGGGCCGCGTGCTCCGGCCCCGGTCTGCGCTGCGTCGTGGTTCCATGCGTCCTCCTGTAGAAGCCCGCCGTGTTCGATCACGGAAGGGTCGGGACCCCGGGCACGCCCCGCAACGGGGCGTGTGTTAGGCGCGGCGGTTACTTCTCCTGCTTCCCCTCCCACGGGGCGGCGAGTGCGTGGACCTGGCGGAGCGTCGCGGCCCGCTGCATCTCCAGCCCCGCTTCGCTCATCTTGCGGCGGGCCGACGCCTCCAGCTCCTCCGCCTCCCGTTCCGCGTGCTCGACCACGGCTAGCAGGACGTTCACTGCGGCGCCGTCGCGTCCCACGGGCTGTAGAAATTATCGGACAGGCTAACGACCGGCGTCCCATTCCGCTTGTGCTTTGCCATGCTAGTACCCCATACGAGACTCGAACTCGTTTTAGTCGCTTGAAAGGCGACGCTCTTAACCCGTAGAGGAATGGGGCGCAGTTACCAAAACCCACGCCGCTGCGATGGCCGCCAGCGATACAAATACTAGCACTGCCCGCACCCACGTTTTCATAAGTACCCTCAAGGGGAGTCGAACCCCCGTACCCGCGCTGAGAACGCGGAGTCCTGACCGCTAGACGATGAGGGTGTGTTATCGGATTCGCCGGTCCAGCACCTTGAGCACGCCCTCGCGGCATATCTGCAGCTCGGCCCGGTCGCGCGCGGACTTGCCCAGCAACTTCGCCAGCGCCTCCGCCCTCGCCAGTTCCTGCGCCACATGCGCGAGGGTGTTCTGGTAGCGGATCTCGTGTAGGAGTTGCGGCACCTGGCTGGCTACCGTCCGATCCACGAACGACGTAAGGACCGCCCGCTGCTGCAGGGCCCGCACATGCTCATGCTGTGCCACGGTCACCCTCCTGCACACAGGACTCCTCCTGATCGGTCAGCCGCTCGCCGTCGTCACCCAGCACCTCGCCCGGCGTGACCTTGCGGGACCAGGTGTCCCCCGGCAGCATCGGCGGCGCGCTCGGCGCGGTGTAGTCGTCCCAGTACATCTCGTCCGGGGCGTGGTCGAGCACCGTGCCGACCACCCAGAAGCAGAGCAGCACGAACAGCAGCGCGCCGAACAGGATGCCGAATCCGATCAGCATGTTAGGCCGTCAGCAATCAGCGTCCTCATCGTGTCGCGGCAGTCGCCAAAAAATACGCGGTTCATAGTTCCTCCTGTTTACCCACCAAGCCATCTAACCGGGCGCTCAAGCGGACGCTACACAGCGTGCCGCCAAATAAAAAATTCTCCAGGTCTGGTGCATCGTCAAGATTCGTTCGCACCCTGGGACGCGAACGCGCAAATATCCGCCGCGGGCGCCTACGATGGTCCCGGCCCGGCCCTGGATCATGATGACGAGACCGCCGCACACATCCATGCAGAGGACAAGGGCGGGCCGCGTGCTCCGGCCCCGGTCTGCGCTGCGTATCACCACTTTCTTTGCCATCTTCGCCTTTCAGTTGTTCGCCACCAGTGAAACCTAACTTTAGGTGCAGCGGACTTGCCTACGGCAAGCCGCTGACCATGACGTTAGATGGCAAGCGCCGCCTGAGCAGTGCGTGCCCGTTGCAGTGGTGCGTACTCGGGGTTGAGTTCGCACCCGACCCATTGCCGGCCCAGGGCCTGCGCAACCTGTCCTGTCGTGCCCGACCCGAAGAACGGATCGAGCACCACGTCACCTGTCCGGCTGCCGGCCAGGATGCACGGCTCGATCAGTGCAGGCGGGAACGTGGCGAAGTGGGCGCCGCTGTAGGGCACGGTCGGCACGGTCCAGACGCTGCGGCGGTTGCGGGTTTCGCGTAGCTCCATGTCGCGTCTGCCGTTATCGCCCCGCTGTTCGCAGTCTCCCTTGCTCCTTGCATTGCCGAAGTTTTCGCGCCCTGCACTCATTTCCTGCATCGCTTCCGCATCCCAAAAGTACCGCTCGCTCTTGGCCAGCAGGAACAGGTACTCATGCGCCTTCGTGCAGCGGTCGGTCACGCTCTCGGGCATGGGGTTTGGCTTGTGCCAGATGATGTCTTGGCGCAAGTACCAGCCGGCATCCTGCAGGGCAAAGGCCACGCGCCAAGGGATGCCGATCAGGTCTTTGTGTTTGAGTCCTATTTTGCTGGCGTTTCGATGCGCATGGACGGAGCCGTGCCCTCGGTGCGCGTCGGCGTCCCCGGCACCGCCCACGCCGCCCGCAAGAGTTTCAGCAGGCATGGCTGTTCCGCCGCGCTGCGCCGCATAGCTGTCGCCCAAGTTCAGCCACAGCACGCCATCGTCGGCCAGCAGCTCGCGCACCAGTCCGAATACTTCCACCATCGCGGCCACGAACTCGGCGGGCGTCTTCTCAAGCCCGATTTCAGCGGGCTCGAAGCACTCAAGCAGGTGCGGCGGAATCTGGCTTTTTAGGTAGACGTTACCCACAGATAAACTCCTTGCTCGCGTTCTTTTTGCTGTGAACAAACAAATGGCATTTGCGGCACAGAACAGCCACATTCGACAGATCAAAGCGCAGATCAGGATTCCCGGCCCACGCCTTCAGGTGGTGAACGTGTAGCGGGTTGGCGCGATCCTGTTTGCCGCCGCACCTGGCGCAGCAGTAACCGCCAGCGCGATGCGCCGCCCGCAAGAACTCCTTGCCCTCCGATTGCGCGTACATGCGCTGCCTCTCGGGGCTGCTGCCGTCTACATAGTTGTGATTCAGCGCGCCGATCTTTCCGTACATCGGATTCGCTGGCCCCTCTGCACCCCAATGCTTGATGGCGCGCGCACCAGCTACCGAGCGCCGTGGGATAGCGTGCTTTCGTAGCCAGAAAAAGATAGCAGCGCCACTGGTGCCGAACTGCTTTGCAATCTCGCCAGTGCTGCGCTGCTGCACCACATAGTTCTCAGTGAGCCAATCCTTTTCTCGGAATGGTTGAGGCGTGCGCCAGTGTTGCCCTGGCTTGAACTCGGTCGCGGGCGACAGGCGTTGCCCCGCGACGAGTCGACCGTCATTCGTGGACATGAACACCAGCCTCCCTTAGTTGCCGCTCTACCCACGCCTTTTTCTCTGGCGTCAGTGATGCTTTGATGCGAACGGCATCGCCAAAATATTGCCTAAGCCCAAAATACGGCGGGCTCGTCACGCAGCACTGCACCCGCACGCCGTCAGCAATCAGCGTTCTCATCGTGTCGCGGCAGTCGCCAAAAAATACGCGGTTCATAGTTCCTCCTGTTTACCCACCAAGCCATCTAACACTGCATTCAAGCGGACGCCGTGCCGGCGCCGCTTAATGCAACGTTAGGCGGCATCGGAGTCCTCCAGCGCGACCGGCTCCGGGACCTGCCGTGCCATCTCCTCCCGCTCGGCATCGAGGTACGGGTCGCCGCTGGTGAGCTGATGCCGCCCGATCTCGCTGGCGAGCTTGGCCTGCTCGACCGTCTCGCGGGTCTGCTCCAGCACCCGGACCCCGAGCGCGGCGCCCGTCGTCTCCAGCCGTGCCATCTCCGCCTGCACCCGGGGGACGTGGCTGGCAATGATCCGCATGGCCCGGCGCGCCGCTCGGCTCGCGCTGCTCTCGATGGGGAACGCATCGCCCACCGGGTCACCCTTGCGGGTGCCGCCGCCGCACCACTTCACGCCGACAATCTCCTCGGTTAGACTGTGCAGCTTCACCCGGAAGCAACATGCGGCTGCGGCCGCATCGGGCACGGCGTGCTTGATGCGCTGCATGGCGCGCCGCTCATCCTCAGCGTGCGCTTCCGGTGTGCCGATCTTGAGCAGGCGGGGATCCACCTGGATATAGTCCGCGACGGCATATTCCACGAGCCCGGCTGCGATCATCTCGCCGAGTTTCCGCAGGTAGAACCTGGCGTTTGGGTAGATGTTGCCGCCGAGTAGATCAATTTCGGTAATTACATCGACGTTGTTATCCCGCCCCCAGTTGGCGACAGCGCGGCGGGTTTCAGCGTCCAGCGCCTTGCCCCAGTTGAGTGCGGCGAGTTGGGCTACGACGGCGTTCTGCGCTTTGCGGTGCTCGATCGCAGCCAGCACCTCGGGCGGCAGAATGGACGGGCGCGCTGCGGGCGTGGTCGCCGCCGTAGACTCGGGCGCGCTCATGCCTCCACCCCCGAGGCCAGCTCGGAGACACCCAGCGCGGCGTCCAGATCGGAGGCCAGCGTGATCGCCGGTTCCACCGTGATCGAGACAAACTGCAGCTGCATCCCGCAGCTCTTCGCGAGCGCCGTCAGCGACTTGCCGTCCAGCGCCAGGCAGAAGCCGTTCTGTTTCGCCCAGGCGAACGCGGCCGCCGTATCGATCACATGGACCGTCGTCGTCTGCCGCACACTGACACCCGGCGCTGGGTGGGTGTCGCCCGTCTCCTCGACCACGGCCAGCGCACACTCGCGCAAGGCGCGCTCGGCCACCTCCAGCACCTGCTTGCCGATCGTGAGCTGGGCCAGCTCATCGGCGTTAGACGCGGTGAATGCGTCCTGCTTCACTTTCACGACGTTGGCCAGCGCGGCGACATGCCGGCGCTGCTGCGCCACGAGGCGGACCTGGTCGAGTAAAATGCGGTCCATTGGGTGCTCTCCGGTGTACTGTTTGTGGTGGTACAACGCCATCGCGCTGGCCGTGGCGTCGTCCTGCGTGACCTCCTCGCCGCAGTCGGGGCAGACTCCGGGCTCGACCGCCCACCCCACCACGTCAGCCGGGATCGCTGGCGCCGTGCTGCTGGCCGCCTGCCCGGGGCGCACCTCGTACTCAACTCGCACCTCAGCCTGCCCCCCGCAGGGGCAGTCCGCTACCGTGACGATCACGGACGGGGCGCCTCGGGCCACGTGTATGACGCCCAGATCCCCGCCACGAGCGCCGTCAGCACCAGCACCCAGCCCACGGCGAGCACCCACCGCTCGGCGAGGGTCACACGTGCCGCCGGCTCACGCCGGCTCACGCGGTCCCTCCGGTCAGGATCGCCCGCGCGCGGGCCAGCCGGGCGACCGCGCCGTCAATCGCGGCCGTCACATCGGCCGCCTGGAACATTTCAGGCGCGGAGGCGATCAGCGTGAGCGGCTGCAGCGCGTTGGCGACGTGCTCACGCCAGCCCTCCTCCCACACGTCTGGAGCGGCCATACGGTATCTCCGGTTCATGTTGGGTACGTCCACCTTCCTCGCGCGTCGGCTCGCGGGACAGGTCGGCGCGGAGCAGAGCAACGGCCTCAGGCATCGCCGAGCGCGGCGTCCAAATCGAAACCCTCAACCCGGCTCACCAGTTCACCGGTAAAATCGTCGTCGTCCGGCGTTCCTACCACCTCGTGCGTCCACTGGTCGTAGCCGCCGAGGTGGTCCACCAGCGCCCGGGCGGCGCGGTGGCACTGCGCCTCGGTGATCGGTGTGACGTAGCCGTCGGTCCAGTCGGAGATCAGGGCGCGGGCGTCGGTGATCGTGGTGATTCGGCGGTTCATTGTCTGGCTCCTGAGTGGGTCGGGCTGCAGCGCCCT